ATGCGTACTCCTCAGCCTGGTAGGTTGAGGTATCTAGTCCGAAATCAACAACTTTCGCTTCGGTTTTGTCAGGTCGTAGAGACATTGTCCCAGACGAACTCACACGGAAAGCAGAAGGTCGATCCCAAACGTAGTATTTGTCAGATTCTTTCTTGACAGGCATGACACCAGTTACTTGTTCAGCAACCATTCCGCCTGGATGATAACCAACTGAGAAGTTGGTAAGAACTTGATCAACGTGAACGTCTCGAACTGTAATTTTTGACATATGTTAAACCAAGCTCCTTAACCCCAAGGGAAATAGAACGGTCGAATAATCGCTTCCACGATTTGACCGCCCTCGGTCGCCGCTTCAAGTGCTTGCAAGAATGGTTTCTGTGCAGTAGCAGTGCCAGCGTCGAACGAACTGTCCAGACCACTTATTGTGTCAACACGACCTGTCGTGGCAGCAATACCCAAGAGATCACCCTTGGAGAAAGCACCATTGGCAACTACTTTCGTAGCACCTGACAAGCGTACTGGAATCGATTGCCCAGCAACTGCTTCGTCCTGAACCACACCAAATGGGGTATCAGTTACGGCAGCTGGCAGATCGACCTGTTGAGCAGAAGTGCCCAACACACAAAGCACGTACGCTTCAACAAAAGCGTTTTCGGCTATGAATCCGGCAGCGTCATATCCATATTGAGAGGATAGAGCCATGTTCGTTTTCCTTTCTATCACCAGTTTTTTTACAGATTCGCTAGATTACGTGGTGATGCGTCCTAGTCGAATACACTTTGTGAGTGTCTATTCTTTACTGACAGCGTACACAGATTTTCGGTACGCGTCTTCTTCGCTCATGCCTTTGAATTCTTCAGCATGTGCTTCGCGATATTTCTTTGCTTTCTGATCAAGAGCGTATGATTCTTCACTCACTCCTTCTGGAGCTTTACCGGCATCTTCGGCGTCGTCGCCTTCTCCGCCTTGCTCTTCAGTGAACTTCTTGAGATCACCTTGACCCTTCAGAGTTTCGAAATACGTCTTTCGAGCTTCTGCATCAAGAGTCATTGCAAACTTGGTAACAGCTTCAACGTTCTTTGGCAGAGTGAACTCTTTGACTTGAGCTTCTACTTCAGCGAATTCAGCTTTTTGCATCTTCTCTTTGAGAGCTTTTGCTTCAGCGACATTCGTCACACCGAGTTCTGTAAAGATCTTGGTTGCTTCAGTTTCTTGTTCTGCGAAAGTTTTCTCACGATCAGACTTCAACTCTTCATGAGCAGTGTTTAATTCACTGAACTCAGTCTTCGTGGTTTCGAGTGTCTCAGCTACTTCAGAGAACATCTCAGCTTGTGCTTGCTGAAAAGTAGATTTTTCTTCATCACTAGCATTTTCTGCGAGTGAGAATTTGCGATCTTCACGCAACTTGGCTTTCATTTGTTCGAGAGTCATTTGATTCTCCTTTCTCTCATTGTTTATTACTTGAGGCTCACTCATGACAGTGACTTCTTCGAGTTCTTCGAAGAATGGTGTATTCGTAAGTGCGCCTCCGACAATTACGTCTTTGATCTGCTTCCCGTCAGTTTTCGTGACGTAAGTGTCTGCGATAGTAGGACTGAAGAAGCGGTACTTCTTCGACTTGATGAGAGTTCTACCCTCGTCTGTCCATTCTACCTCACCCATGAGTCTGTAGTACTCCTTGCCCTTCTCGTTAAAGAATGGACCTTCAACTTCGATATTCCCAACCCAACCAACTGCACCGTTGTCGCGTTTGTGTTCGATGTCGATATGCAAAGCAGATCGTACACCGTTATCGAAGTTCTCTTTGAAGCGGTTTAGTCGATCTTGATCGATCAGCACTTCACCGTAAACTGGGTGTTTCCACTTACCAGTTCTCATGAACTCAATCTTTGACATGTTCTTGTCGTTAAACTCGAGCTGTGTCAAAGCTGTAATAGAAGCGAATGTCATTTTATTTTTCTTCATATGTCAACTATACCAAAAAGGACTGAACAACGGTACTCCTTGTTTGAGTTTCGTTGGTCAGCCCTATTTCGGCTCTATATGATCGTGACGTATTGGCTTGTCGCGTCAACCTTACGATGTTGTATCAGTATCACTTTGTTTTTCGACGTTGTCAAGCGTCTCGACTTTCTTCTCGACTACGCGAAGTATCGTCCATGTCTTACATTTCGTACAGAAAAGCTCAAGAGTTCCCGAAAGAATAGATTCGAATCCGAAGAACGCTCCGCATTTCTGACAAGTCAGTCTTGTTTTTTTATCTTTTGTTTGCAATGACATATTCTTCAGCCAAACTATTTTGCAGTGGTTGTGGCTTTGCAATTTGTTTGAAGTCAGTCAAAGAACCGACTCTGTTTCTCAAATCATCTGGTATGCCAGTAATCTCTGGCTTGTTCTCTTCATCAACAAGAACTTCTACCCAGATACCACGACAGCCGAAGTGAAATTGATCTTGCTTTGTCATTGGATCTTTTGGAGTGACTACACGTGCATCAACAGACAGACAGTAATTACAAATTCTATTATCAAGAATCTCTGATCGTTGTAGTGCATAGATCTTTTCAGAGTGTTCTTCAAAAACGATATCTCTACCCTGATTGAATCCACCCATGAGCATACTGCTTGAAGTAGCCTGAACTTGACGATTCACGAGCTTCTCAGCATTGTTTCGAATAGATTTGACAGCATCTACAGCATCAGTACCCAGTTGCAGATGTTCGAGAGCATTGAGCTTCACTTGAGCGTTTAAGTCTTGAGTTATCTTTTGAGCTACAGATGAGATTCGTGCATTCATAATATCAAGACGCTCTTTCGAAGTAGAAACAATCGGTACTTGTAGCGTCTTGCTTGCAGTTCTTTTACCCAGCTCAACTGATCGATTCATTTGATCTCTGAGTATTTGCTCAACTTCAAATCTGAATTGACTGAACAATTCTTCAAGTCTCACAACATCATTCATGCGAAGTGCGACGCGTACACGTGCCAGTAGCATAGACAGCTCAGACTCAATAATCTCTCTGAGTTCGTCAGAGAAGTTCATCTCTAACTCGTTCAAAGTGCGTCTGAGTGTATCAAAGTCGATCTTTTGTTCAGCAAACGTCAGTTCTCTGAAGAAAGAATCTTCAGCGAACTTGAGAGAGCAGTCGTGACACTCAGTGAACGCTTGTTCGTATTTAAGAGTCTCACTGGCTTGCTTCAGTGGTGGTTTCGCATTCTCGTTGACATTGTTGTCGCGTTTGTCAACTTTCTTGGGGTCTTTGTTTACATTCGGGTTATCATTATCATCATCGTTGTTTACATTACCCATTGGATTGTTCTTTTTGAACTCAGTAATAGCTTTCAACTCTTCTTCTTTTTGCTTCTTGAGTTCTTCAGACATTGACGGAAGACCGAAGATGTCGCGAATGTACTCTTCAAACTCAACGTCAATCGTAATCATCTTCGCTTGAGCGAGTTGATTCAGAGCCTGTGAGAAGATCTGCATGTTGATCTTCTGAATGTTCGAGACTGACATCTTTGGATACTGTTTGACATTGTTGAAGTTCAAATCAACCAATTGTGGAATCAAGTGATCGTTCATGATGTCACAGATATAGTCACCGTGAGATTGTTCTACTTTGAAAAATAAGTCAGAGTGATCTTCTGAGAGAGATCGAGATCCACTACTTGTTGCACCAAGATCAAGAAACTGAGCCAGAACGTTTGAAAGAATCTCGCGATTGTATCGTTTGATCTTCTCTGTCGCGTCTGACGCTTGCTGACCTTTGAGAATTTCAAGTTCCCATTCGAAAGGCAATATGACGAATGCTTTTTCGTTTGCACGTAAGTTCTTGCCAAGTTCTTCTGCTTTCGCCATATCGCTTGGCTTGGGTGACTTCGGCGCACGAAATACTGGCACACCAACACCATGACGCTCGAAGCTGATAGCATCAATCTTTTCAAGCAACTCTTTGAAGTAGTACGGTTTATATGCACTACGAAGAACAGAAACACCGCGATAGTTATCTCCCTCACGATCGTTTGTGAAGAGTAGTAGCTTTTCTCTTGGTATACTGACTTGTTTCCAGTCTGAGCTAGAGAGTTGTTGTGTTATCCCGAAATCACCGTTACTTGTCGCGAACTTCACAACAGACTTCTGAGTACGCATTGCGAGCTTCTTGAGCCATACTTGATTATCTTCAATCATGAAGACTTTTTCGAATACAGAAAATCCCATTGGTAAATACGTAAGAATCTCACGCACAACATCAGGCCAGGAGCGTTCCATTCGCTCAAAAAGAGCTTGTCGAACGAAATCTGTTATCTCTTCAGCTTGTGGTTCATCATCTGGTTCGTCGATCGTCCAGGTAGCCTGCATGATAGGCATTGTCACAATAAGAAGAGACTGTTTGACAATAGGATCAGACTTTCGCATCTGATCATAAACATCGAGACCGCCCATTCCGTATTCTGGGTTCAGCTTGGGATTGTATTCAACGTTAGAGATCATTCCGTCATAGACGGTAGTACCAGAACCACCTAGTTCGCTGGTGTTTACTTTTTTGACAGGAGCTTCAGCGAAGTCTTGTTCAGATTGTCGAGATATGTTGAATGGTCCGATTCTCATAGTTAGAAATTCTCGCTCATGATATTACCTACCATAGTAGCATCTTTTTTCTTTGCATTGTCAGACATTTCGCTCGCTTCT